GAATCTGGGTTCAACCATGCTTCCAATGCTTCTTTAAGCTCATCATATGATGGCTCTTTGAAGATATCATCTAAATTAGATTGATTGTTAGCAGCTTGTTCTGCAACATTCTTATCTTCTGTCATTGGAGTAACATTTGGCTTAACACGTATTGTAGTCTTTGGAAATTGTCCAGGACCTTCAGATGGGGTAAACTCAACTACTATATCTCTACCACCCATTGGATCTGATATATCACCATAATCTGGGTCAGTAATAAAACCTAATAATTCTTGATAAACTTGTTTTCCGAATCCCCAAAACTTAACTCCTTCTGATTCTTGACCTCTTACAAGAATAGGAACATATGTTCTCATTTTAGGTTCCATTTTCTTACCTAACTTCCATTCATCTGAATTGCCCGATGCTTTAAGTTTTTCACAAAACTCTACCACTGGGTCTGCTTTACCGTGAGTGATTGGAGATAGATAATTTTTCTTACCTAAATCATAATGAAAATAAAGTTCTCTAAAAGGATTACTTCTGTCGTGCTGATAAGGCACAATTCTTACAACTTGTTTACCTGGTTCAGGTCTCCATAAATTGTTTCGGCGGTTGCCGGTTGTCTGTAGTTGATTAAGTTTAGCCTTAATCGCGTTTAAATCAATTGCCATTTTTTTCTCCTATTTTTTAATGGTTAATAATTAATATTTAATATAACAACTTTTTTTCATTTATCCTAAGCATTATTGAAAAAAGTTGCAAAAAAGTTTTTATTTGTTATTTTTTAATTTTTATATAAATATACGTTACAAATCAATTCTTTTGAATAAATCTAAATGAATATGTCTTGCTTGGTCTCCATCTGTCAATAATAATGAATTTGAATAATTTTCCCATTCAATAACATATGATTTATCTAAAACGCCATTATTTACCTTTCTTATTATTGCATTTAATGCATTAACTGTGTATAATGTATTTGTTTCTTTTTTTCTATGAATCATAATCGTATTAGGCGTCTTGCCGTAATCATCTGGTTCTACATTATATGTTACATATAACTCTGATGGATTATCAGCATTTGAAAACACAAACAATCTTTTTTCTGATATAGTGTATGATTTTTGAACATAATCTACAATCAGATCAAGATCTTTTCTATGTGCAAATGTACATAATAATTGTGTTCTCAAAATATTCCTTTATCCTAACTTTAATTTTACACTTGGATTAGTGTTGTTCCAGAAAAAACTTCCTTCTGATTTTTGTGATCCTAATCTAATTGTTCCTGCTTCAACAACAGAATCAATATCTTCTCGTTTTACTAATGCAAATCTTAAATCATTACTTTTACCTTTTCGAAAATTATGAAACATTATTTGAGATGTTTTAATCTTATCCATATAAGCTTCAAGATTAATTTTTACTAACTGTTTCATAACAGTATTTACATTTCTAAAATCAGATGCTTCATCTAAATATTTTTGTGCAACTGATAGATTTTCAAAGAAAATAGCTCCTATTCCTCTAACAACTCTTTCAATAAAGTCTTTTTTATCTTGTTTCTTTTCTTCTACTAATAATTCATATGCATCTCTTATAGCAATTGAAATATTATTATGATCGGTATCATTTATATATTCATTATATTCTTCATCAGAAATAACTCCAGTATCAGCTGCACGTTCAACCATACTTCCTAAAAATGTTGATTCTAAATTTCTTTTACCACGAGATTGTTGTCCTAAACGAGCATCTTTTCCTTTTACTTCTAATGTTTGTCCATCAAATTCTAAGTCACCGCCACCGGTGTAATTTGTAACATTGCTAAACAATAATGAAAGAGCTACTTCTCCTGGACCTGTTGCATTACCGCCTCTATCAGCTCCCGGTTGCATCGTCATCATCTGTAACAAAGTGTCTTTTGGTAATCCTGAATCTTCTAAACTACCTCTTCCATCATCGCCAATAACTAATTTTTTAGGTGATTCAAAATATTTTACTACTTCATCTACATTAGGTAATGTCGAAATAGTATTAAACAAAATACGTACTGCCTTATCTCCTAATTGATATGCATCTGGAACTATTTGTTTATCAGCAAAATATTTTAATACTTTACCTTTAAAGGCAGATCTAATAATTACAGCTTGAATGTCTGTCAAATCATCTTGATCTAACCTATCTTTAACATCTCCTAATAATTTTATTACTTCTGGTAATTTAATTTCTTCATTAATGAGATGTCTATGATCATCTTTCCATTCTTGTAAATCTTCTAAGGTATGTTTTTTATCTTTTATATCTACTTCTTCGGCATCATGAAATGCTTGATCTAATTGAAAATCTTCTTTTGTAAATATAGAGCCATTTAATCCATTCTCATTGAGAACTTCATGTAAAACATCCATTTCTGCTTTTGAATATGGTGGCTTAGCATAACCTTTTGGTAGTCTGTAAAACCACTCTCGTATAATTGATTCTTTATCCATAGATATACCTTTTTTATAAATATCAAGAAATTCGTGAAGTCATATCCATCATGGCATGGTAATTTATACCAGCTTTGGTTTTAACCGGAAAGCGACCGGCTTGGCTCATAACATCTCGTAATTTTATTATTAATTCTTTACCATCTTTTACATCATAATCAAATAATACAGAATCATAAGTGTACAATATGATATTTGTATTATACTCACACAACAAGTCATTAATATTATTAAGCATTTGTAGGTTATATTCAGTCTCTGAAGCCTGTAATACATAATTAAATAATTTATTAGGATTCATATCATGTAAATGTTCAGCATATAATGGACGATTCATTAATGGGGTATGTACTTTTTTGTTTTGCTTAAACTTTCTCCATAAACGACTAATATATGATTTAGTCTCTCCAAAAAACTTTACTTTTTCAAAATCTTTATCAATTCCACCATATAATAATCTAAATGTAATTTTTTTTGAATCTTCATATTCTTTTTCAGATATATCATGTTTACCAAAATATTGTTGAGCAAAATATTCATGAATTGATCGATTTGGAAAATTATATCCAATTATATCTGCTATTATTCTAGGATGATATGCATCAAAATCCATTTCTAATAACATACCATGTTCATGCCCTGAAACAAATGATTTTCTACAACCATCTTCTTTATTTAGTGCAGCATAATTAACTCCACCAAATTTATTTGAAGGACGGCCTGTAGTTGTATAAATATTATATTCAGAATATGCTTTATTTTGTTTTAGTCCATTTGATTTGAAATATTCTACAAATTTATCATAATCAACATGAATTCCATTTCTTTCAATTGCACCAAAATTATCAGTTACTAATTGTTCATATGATTCAAAATCTTTTGAACAGTCAGGACAACATTTAACATCTTCTTTAAATTTATTATATGATTTTAGAAAAATATTTTTCATTGATTCACAACGTTCAATATGTTTTGTCATTGGCAACCAATCATGAGTATTAGTTTCACTATGCCACCATCTGTTCCAAATATCATGTGCTGATGTATTTGTTTCATCTAATGGCAACATTTTATGATTCTGCCACCAATAAACCATATCAGCATCATAACACTTTATCGAACTATATTTTGCAAAGCGTTTCTTAGCTAATACATATATATCATTTGGACTTGTAAGGCTGTTAAGAAGTTCTATATTTAAGTTAAAGCAATCCTTATGACGGAAAGGAATAATAAATTGTTTATCGATAGAAATACAATATATATAAATAAAACTTATTGCATTATTCATATAATGTGCAAAAGGGTCTGAATACATTGGTATCCAAAAGGAATCTCCTTTTAATAACCCATCTTTAATATATTGTAACTGACTTTCTTTTTCTATGATCATGTAATTCAATATAAGAAATATTTTTCAAATATCAAAATTTTTATGGTGTTAATATGCACCTCCGCCATATCCGCCAATTATTCCTAAACTTTCTCGTTCGCTAATAGGAGTTAATTTAGCATGATCTTCATCAACATGTTCGGCACCTACCATAGCTCCTTTAGAAGGATGGATATGATATCTACCTCTAAACTCTCTACCATTTGGTAATAGATACTCACCACCTGGAGAAAATAATCCGGACTGACTTTTTAATCCTGTTGCGCCTGGTATTGGATATAATTGTTCGTGTTCTTCATCTGTATGTTTTCCTCCAACCATAGCACCTTTTGCAGGATGAACATGATACTCACCTTCATATATCGTACCATCTTCAAACATATATTCATCACCTTTTGTATATAAATTTTCTGTGATATCATCTAAATGTAATGCATGTCTATCTTTATGAAATTCATCTAGATCAGATAAATATCGAACTAGGCCTCGCATTTTATATAGTCGTTCTTTAGATTGTACCATTTTCAAATTAGCATTTCTTACTTCTTTTATTGGCCCTGCTAATGACCACTGAAGTACTGCTAGTCTATATATACGACTATCTATTCCGCCGATATTATCATCATTTGCATCTCTATATGCTTCTGGTGTTATTTCAATAGTTGAATTTGGATCTGATACATGTTCTGCAAAAAATCTTTGTATCGATCCTGCTGAATAATGTTTTTTTGTTATTCTAGGATAGTAATATTCTGGATGAACATGATTATTAAATCTTGCACCTGTTAATCGATGATATATTGAATTATTAAAAGATCCAGAATTATTAGTTTCAACCATACGAGTTCTACGCAAAGGATCTTCATCTTCTGTAACTCTTTCTAATTCAAATACAGTAGTTGGCTCGATTGCAGTTGTATAAGGCATTAATTGCCTTGATTTAGATGGATCGTAAGAAGCTTCAGTATATGTAGCTCCATTTGGATATTGATGAAACAAACCTACATATTCTTCTAATGTTTCAGAATCCATAAGCGCTTTGCCTTCAGTATATAATCCAGTCTTCATTTTTTGTTTTGGAGTATATATTGGCTTATCTATTGCGTCAAAAAATGGTTGATTTCTTGCCATTATCGTAACCTCATTATTGCATTAAGTGTAGTTGACCAATCATTACCTTCAATGTTATGTTCTATATCTGTTATTGTAAAAACTACTTTGTTAGATCCTTTATATCTAGATGGCAACACTCCAGTAGCTCCAATAGCATGGCCAAATTCAAAATCATCGTTACCATCAATCACAGCTGAAAATTCTAATGGAAATGGTGTATCTTTAAAATCTGTTCCACTTTTTTGTTGACCTGTTTTAATTTTATTATTACCAGATTGATTTTCAACTATTGCTTTTAATGTTGCTTTACATGCGTTGATCGAACTATGATCAAAATCAGATGTATGAACTTTCATTCTTGCTTCAGCCGCTGATTTAGCATCTGGAACAGAAGCTTCATTTTTGGTATCGGATTCTTTTTGTATTCTATTAGAAGCAACTTCTTCATCACTAGGACCTGTATCTGGAGCTCCTCCTGCAAATTTAGCTTGGAATGCTTTTGGAACTTTACCATTTAATTTTATTTCTCGAACACCTAATTGATCACCGTCAGGTGTTAAATCACAAATTTGTAATGCACCATCTGATGGACATCGTTTATTTATAACATATACTACATCTCTACTTCCGGCTTTTTGATCATCTTGATCTAAATATAAATCCCATGCACCTCCACTATTTTCACGAATCGCGGCAAACAATTTATTAAAGAATTGTCTAATTGTTATTTGTGATGCTGTTTTGTTTTCTGTTTCTTCATCACTTTTTTCTTGTGTAGCTGCATCTGAAAATGATTTTTGTAATGCTCGCATGAAGTCTCTACTTACCAATATTGCTCCTGGCATACTTGTTCCAGTAGATAATGTCGATCCACCACTAAAATCATTGGCAGAAATATATTTACGTTTTCCTCCGGAAGCTAATCTTTTTGGAGACTTTCCAGCATTATTCAAATGTTTCTTTTTATGTGGATAAGAATTTTCTTTACAATTTGTATATCGAAACAAAAAATCTACAGGATTTGCACTAAATATTCTTATGCCATTTATTTTAGTCGATAATCTACTATATTCAGAATGAAATTGAATTGTATATCCAAAGCCCTTCAAAAAATGTTTATTGATTATGTTTATAATAGCAGCTAAACTCATATAGATTAATCTATCTGAAGTATAATTACCTGTTTCAAATTTTCCTACTTCTGGTTCATAACTTTTAGGTGCTGTTAAACAGCCATAATATGCTCCTTTGTTTTCGCCGGAAACATGTTTGGTTGATGTTTTTCCGTTTTTAGGATCAAATACCCAATCACCACTTTGTCCCATACCATCTTGAACAATCCAATCTATATAATCAAATAAATTTTGAGTTTTTGCTTTTTCATTTGCTCCTGCGTAATTTGTAATAAAGTTCTTTTCTGGAAATATTTTTGCAGCATTCATATTTTCTTCTTCAAATGTCATACCTTTTCCTATTCCTTTTGCAGAACATTTGTAATAATTTTCTTTTGTTAATTCAAAAGAATAATCATAAATTGTAAATGTATAATTTCCAGAAGTTGCACCTGTTAATCCATCTTTTACATAACCATATGTAATATCAACTTCATTACCAGGTAATAATAATTCTTCTTCTAAATCATTAAATTGATCGACATCATAACATGTAAAACTAAATTCACATTTTCTTAATGCACCTGCCA